GTTCCATGTCACGGGCTCGCTTCTCTGCAGCTGCCTTAGCCTCTGCTGCGAACTCGTCATCTTCTGGCAAATCGTCAAACTCTTTCTTGTTGTACTCAACCAGCTTAAGGACACGGATGGAGCGGATGTAAACACCAGACTTCTTTCCGGGACCGTAGTCAATAACAACAAACTTTACGTCGACGTCAGAACCATTGCCAATCAGCTTATCCTTCGGCCATGGATTGCCGAGAATGTCAGTGACTTTGATAGGCTCGTTAGCCGTACCGTCACGTTTAAACTCAGCTTGCTTGAACGTCATGTAGCTTTGTCCGTCTACGTAGTCGTCCTTCTGCTTAATACGGTCACCGATACCAAGCTTCTTGGCTTCTGCCAGCAATCCCTTGTCAGCAAGCACGAGGTCGAGCTTCCACTCTTTACCGTCCTTGTTATAGTTCAACATCGGTTCGCCAAGAACTTTAGCGTATTGTGCTTTGCCGCGGAATACTGCAGTCTGTGGTTTATTAGCCATTATTAATCATATACCTTTCACATTTTCCTAAACATAGACTATAGACATCCATACTCTTTGGGGGAGGAAATGTTTAAAGACTGCGCCCGACAATCTTCTATACCCTATACCAATATTATATCAAGTTTATTCTAAAATGTCAACACTTATTTTAATATTCAACTGAAATAGTTTGAGGCTCCCAATCAGGGTTCTCTCCGGGGTATCCACGAGGGTTGACGTATACCGGTACTCCGTCTATTACAGCATGATTACGGGAATGGGTATGTCCGTGGTTCCATGCAAGTATCTTGTCGCTGTGTGTGGCTAGAACTTGCCGCATATAGGGACTCCAATACCAGTTGTTACTATACTCTCCTTCATATTTAGGGTCTAGTGTCTCAACGCACGGAGCAGTGTGAGTCGTAACAATAAACTTACGGTCAAAGAAACTCTCAAGCAAGTCATCTAGGACTGCTGCTTGAAACTGTGCCTCACTTGTGACGACCCTTGCTCCTGCGACTTCATCATTACCAAAGCAACAGCGACAGTCATTCATGTAGTGGTCCCACATAACAGGGGCATCAACAGAGTACCACCCGTTGAGATTAATCAAGGTTAGTTTGTCGTCAATGTCCGTAATCATAGGGAACAGTTCACGGAACTTGGCAGTCGTTTCGTCTATCGTCCTACGTTGATTAACGTTGAGGTAGTGTTCGTGATTACCATCTACGGCATAGACCGTGTGTCCCTTCTTCTGTATCTTGTGCAGGAACTTCAAGCCTTCCAACCCATTGGCCGTATCCCCTGCTACAATGACGTTCTCTTCAAACTTATCGTACGGAGTAGGCTTCTGTGGATGGTTGACGTGCATGTCAGATATTAAAGTGTATGTAAACGTCGTCATATTATTTTTCTTTCTTTCAAAATATCATCAAGAAGAATAGGACGAAAGTTTGTTCGCTCTACACACGCACAATAATAACGCTCATCTTCCCTAAGAGTTTCGATATAGTCTCCTTTAACATTAACAATAGTTTTCATAGTGTTACTGTGAGTATGCCCGTGAATGTTCAATCGCCAACGACCCAGTGACATAGGATGAAGAGGAATGTGAGACATGATAAAACCTTTCTTCACCACGTATCCCCGAACGTCATCAAACAGATCAAAATATTTTCGCATCTTAGGTGGTTCGTGATTTCCGGGAACGAGGACTTTACGCCCATTCATCCTGCCGACAGACCTCTTCATATTCTCTGCTGAAAACGCCATGTCACCAAGCATATACACCCTATCTTCTGGATGTACCATCTCGTTATACCAACGAATCATATCTTCTGTCATCTCGTCTGCATCATCCCAAGGACGTAGTTTAGACCCGTCTTCCTTGGTAAACTTACAGATGTTGTTGTGGTAGAAGTGAGGGTCACTATAAACCCATGTCCTGCCCGCTTTCTTTCCATATCCACTCATTCTATTTGTCCAATCTTTGTCCTCGAGCATTGACCACGTACCAGTCCATTACGTCTGGATAGTGGTGTGCCGCCCTGTATTCGGCCTCGTCAAGGCTATCCACATTTACCTTAGTGGTAGTGAAGTCCTCAAACAGAATGACTAGGGCCATCTGTTCATCCATCGTACTCCTCCTTAGTTGGTTGTTCTAGATAAATCACTAACTTCTTTAGTTCATCTAGTGTCGCATTGTTCTTTAAACGATTTGCTTTCCAAGAAATAATTTTAATATTTCCTTTTACGTATCCTTTTTCAGGAATAAGTTTATCTAACGAAGGAGTATTGTCTGTGCGACCCCCTTCCGTAAAGAATAAAGGAATTCCTAAGACAGGGCAATGTGTTGGAAATACTATATCGTCAGGACACAGATCAAAAGGAACTCCTTGTTTAAGAGCCCTTGCTTTTGCCACAGTACAATAGCTTTTGTTCTTATTTCGTTTGTGCCACAGAGACGTTCTAAGATTTCTCTTATCTCTGTCTTCTCTAAACATCTTTGTCAATGTGTTTTTGCCCACGTTAATCCTGTTTTAACATCACAGGAAATAGGTAAACTGTAATTAAAAAACTCGCCAGACTCTTTAAAAGCTAAAGGAAAAACTTCCTCTGCCGATTCTCTAACATGCTCATTTAAAATATCGTACTGGTGTTCATCGTGAATATCTCCTACTTTTAATACGTCTAATCGTCTACGTCTAATCTCTGCAGCTGTTAGTATAGCTGCCTTCTTCATCAGTCTTGATTCATCTCCTTGCAGGAGGTAGCCAAGCCTAGTGTGCATTGCTGTGACTGGAAGGGCAGTCCCGTCGCAAAGTCTAATTCGGCCAGTTGTTTTAATCTGGCTTTCAAGTTTCTTGAGTAGCTGTTCAAGGCCAGGGAAATTTCCGATGAATTGAGCCTTAAGTTCTCGACCATCTTTCGTCGTTCCTCCAATGATCTGCCCGATTTTACCGTCTCCTGCTCCAAGCAAGAAAGCATAGATGAAAGTCTTTGCAATAGCTCGTGTTCTAAATCCTCCAACTTGTTGATTATAGGAATGTGGGTCTCCGTCAAGTACAGCCTCCGTAAATTGTTTGTTCTTAAGATAGTGGGCCAAGACCCTTAGTTGTATCCCTTTGGCATCAACGCCTACCAGTGTCCGTGTCTTGAGGTCCCTTACGGTCCAGAGATCACGGGCTTCATAAGTATAGACACCCTCTGCTCCTAGAAGAGGAACCTCTGTATTGTCGTCCAGTTTTCGAAGACGGACAGCAGGAATGTTAGCAGTATTGGGGTTACTATGGCGATAGCGTAGAGTATTGGCAAGCCAGATATTTCCGTGAATACATTTGGTATCTTCATTGTACGCCTCCATCCATGTGTTGACCATCTTGGCCCGTGAGTTGATGTCAATCCATTTAGCAATTAACGCTGGCTCTGGTTGGTCAGACGTTTCAACAAATCGGACGAGACTTGGAGTGAGCTTTCCTTTGTCAGTCGGTTTAGGCTTCCCTGTTTTGGTGAACTCTTGTGGTACCCAACCAAGGCTAAGTAGCTTTTCAACTCGTTGGTCAGGGCTTCCGATGTTGAAAGTAACGTAGTCAAAGCATCGATACTCGTCTCCATGGACCTCGACTCTAACATATTGTTCGGTATGTCGGGTAAAGTTAGCGCTTGGACTGCCATCTTTCTTGTAAGGTCGCTTATACGTCTCGACATGCTCGAGAGTTGGGGGCCAGTATTCATGGATTTCATCCCTTAAAAGGTTCTCTTCCTCACGTAGCTTGGCATACAGGATATGTGCACCAGTTATGTTGAAAGCGAAACCTGTTTCTTGTTGCTTCTGTATTAGTTGCCACGACTTGTGCTCAACTTCAATACCTACGTCAGTATACTTTAGCTTAACCATTCGGCTGACCAATGCTTCGTACGCAGCAAGGCAGAGACTAGTGTCCTGCTCACAGTATGTTAGCATCTCGGGACTGAACCGAGAGAAGTCAGTGTGCCCTAGCTTAGGGAACTTGAGGCGGAAACCCCAAGACTCTAGGCTGTGGCCGCCTGTTAGGCTAGGGTTGTACAGCATCGACATGACCATGGTGTCAATGATACTATTCATTCCTATCCGTACGCCGAGAAGCCGATTGAGAGTAGGTGCGTCATAGCCTATGATGTTGTGGCCTATAAACTTACACCCGTCTGCTAGCTTCTGGTTAATCCACTGGCGTATGGCGTCGTGGCCCACTAAGGATTGCTTCTCCCGTGTGACCACATTCTGTACGCACATACACCAGATTACTGCACTTGGTAATCCGTCTCCTTCAATATCAATGGTCCAATGTTTATTCGTTGGGCTTAGATACATTCTTAAAAGTCCTCTGTGTCTCCGCGTTCTCCACCAATCTCATAGAGGGCGGCCTCTTCCTCGTCTAGTTCTGTTAACCGTGCCGTGTCTTTGTTGTACCATAGGTAACACGCAGGTCCCGTATATCCGCAGAACCGATTCTTTTCCACCGTAATCTTAGTGATGTTACGGCGCCACTCTGATGGGTCAATCTTATCTCTCTCCAATCGAACAACGATATTAGCCAATTGCTCGACACCTGCCGTTCCCCTAATTTGACCCTGTCGATTTGTATGAATGACAGCAATGACGGCAATGTCCAGCTCCATCGTGAGCGTCTTGAGCTTGGTTGCAATTTCATCTAGCTGCTTCCTCTCGTCACCCGATTGGTCCGACACAATAATAGAAAGATGGTCAAGGACAATATACTTGCACCCGAGAGCAGCCATATGTCTAACTTTGTCAATAACTTTATCAACAGAATTAGACCCGAAATGGTCCCAAAGAACAAGCCGGTCGTTATTAACCACGCTGTCATAAGCTTTACGTAACTCGCTTTCAACCCTCTCCACACCTGGAATGTGATATGGAACACCATTGTGGATGCTAAGGAGGCCAAGAGCAGTATCGCCATTAGGTTCTTCAAGGTGGAGTAATCCAACACCGTATCCTTTCTCAATTACTTCTGGGTTCATGAGCAGGTCATGCTCAATGTGCTTAAGAATAGATGTCTTACCAACACCTGTGTCTGCTGTCACGATTACAAGTTCAGACAAACGGATGCCGAATGTCAGGTCATTCAAACCCTTGAAGGGGTATTGTACAGTAAAGGAATCCTTGCGGTCATTAATCTCTGACCACATCTCTGACCCCAACTTCAAACCATCTGGCTTGTACGTCGGTGCCTGCCACCACTCCTTAGTAAACTCCTCGGACAACCCATTCATAAGGTAGTCGTTGGCGTCCTTAAACTTACGGAGATTAAGGACCTTTACTTTTCCGAGAGGGAAACCACAGCTAGCTGCAGCTTTAGCTGCTTTCTTCCCGGGTTCGTCAGCATCAAAAGCAAAGACGATTGTGTCAAAGGAATTGAGATACTCGAAATCTTTACGAACATCTTTCTCTGCAGTCGCCGCGGAATGTACGGACACAACGGGATACTTAGACCCCATGATTTGGTAAGCTGCGGCTGCATCGTCTTGTCCTTCTACTACTGTGATTGCCTTTGCTGACCCCGCGGGGAACGCATGCTTGCCAAAGAGACCTGCTCCTAGGAACTCACCTTCTACAGAGAAACCCTTGTCCTTATAGCGGACCTTATTCCCTTGGTGTTTTCCAGTTTCAGCATCGAACAAAGGATACTTGGCGAGGAAGTTGTCCCCCTCGTGACCCACATGTATCTTGTATCGTTCGATAGTCTCCTTGGTCAAGCCGCGGTCCTTAAACGGACGGTACACTTCTGTAACGTCAGTAAACGGAGTCACATCTTTCTTAGTGGTAGCCATTTCCATAGCGGAACTGCTGCTGTCATTCATATTATTATTATCAACCTTTATGTTTGTACCGCAAGAGAAGCACTTTCCCCAGCCATTATCCTGTATGGAAAATGCATCTGATGAATTACACTTCGGGCACGGCAGGTGCGACTTCGGCTTGGTTTTCATTATTAACTTGTTCCCATACTCCATCAGGACGTTGCCGCCATTCAGGGTTCTGTCTAATTATTGCATCTATACGTTGACCTGCAGGAGCAATAGGATTGTTGACTATCTCGATACGTCCAGCAACATCTTCTGCTTGAGGCCAATCGTTTATAGCAGCAGGCACAAACCTTGCTCCTCGAGCCCCTCGAAGAAACACGTCAGGGTCCCACATACGAGGATTTGCAATAGTGCCTGTTGTAGTGGTTTCAATATCATAGATACCTGCTGCTGGTGGTTCAGGCTCAATAGAAATCTTGAACGCTTTAGCAACGTACTGGAAGTTACGTTGATACCAAGACCGAATACGGCGAGACGTGTTAAGGTCTGTCGATTCAATCTTCTTATCTTTCATGGTGTCAACAAACTGCTGACCTACAAACACCTTACCATCCTTGTAATAGGCTTTAGTCAGAGACCAATCAAAGCTATTAACTACAAATCCCAAAGGGTCAGAAGAAATATCAGGACTGTTGTTCCGATAGATTATCTGATAGGTGTTTTCTACTAGCCGTGCAGGGTCGTCCGCTGGTCCGCGGAAAGCGTGTTCGTACACAAGGAAGTTGTTCTCCATATCCTTGTAAAAGGGATTGCTCACGGGCCAAGGGGTTTCAAAGACTCCTGGGAATTGCAGCCCCACCTTCTCGTGGAAGTTGTAGTTAAGGAGGGCAACGAAGTCAATACGTTCATCATCCTCCATTTCAGCAACGGGACTCATGTCTAGGAATATGTCATAGTCCTTAGGCTCAAGACCTAGAAGACCATCTCGGACAGCGCCCCCTGCAATTACATACGGGATAGGACTAACCTTTGATAGTGTTTCATCTAAGAACTTAAGGTTAGTAAATACCCTATCAGTAATAGCTTTATCAAATGTATACTCTTCCCTATTACTAACCTCTAACCCTGTACGGATATTATATCCTGAATTGAGAACCTTGTCAATATCTTTCTTCAACATCGGGCTTATCCTCCTGATTATCAAGGATTAAAAGTTCAAACTCTAGCTGGTCGTCAATGATACCTTCTGGTTCATGACTAAACACTTCACCTATCACATCTAAGCAGCGACCACAAGGGTCCCAGTCTCCATGGTCACGGTTGAATTGTATCTCTTTGTCTGAAAGTTCAGCATCGCAAATGTGGCAGCGAATAAATAATTCCTTTCTTATTATTGTTGAATTAGATTTCTAAAGTAGTTGGCGTAGTCCTCAATAGTCTGACCCTCAAGTCCTGGAGCG